AACCATACGCTCTTTTTCGTTGTATTTCTCAATGATTTTCATATACATTGCCTCACGCTCCTCAGCGTGTCTTTTATCCACTGAGTTAGAAATTGCACAGGCAAACATGACGATAAAATCACTCCATACCTCCCACGTGTGGTATCGAGTAGAAAGATCGAGTAACTTTTTAGCAAAGGCAGATTTCTCTGCACCCTGTACTCTTTTCTTTGCCATTAAAACTTAAACTCCTTAACATTTTTATCATCTACAGAGAAAGTTGCATTTTTATATTTTCGTGGGTGTTGCAACTGTGTGAGCTTTGCACAATCAAGTGCTTTTTGTTTTGCGTCCTCCGGGCTATCAGTTTTAATAATATAGCCAATGCCGGTAACAGCTTTTCCTCTTGGCGGTGTAGCTCCATGCACCGTAACCAATACGTCAAAATGTTTCATTGCTAATCCTCCAATTTTTCTATAATGTATTGAAAATTTGAGTAAAAAGCAGTATAATATTAAGTGCCGTTCACACGGACGGCTCAACACCGTCCGTGCTTCAGGCGCTTAGGTATTACTCTGCAATGTACTCAAGGTATTCTTCGTAAGATACGAAAGTTATCCAAGAGCCGCATACGCAAGCAGTGTAATAACCATCCGGGGTAAATCCTTCTTCCATAAGGGCTTGCTCCTTTCTAAAGTTCTCACTGTGCCAGCAGTGGGGACTTTTTTTTATTATCAAGATTTCCTCTTGACACTATATATTATACAGGATTTCCTAAATGATGTCAAGGGTTTTATAAATGTTTTTCTAAATATTTTTCTAAATATCTTGACAATATACAGATTTTCCTATATAATTATGCTTGCAATACTGAAACAGGAGGTAACAAACCTATGACGAACGCTCAGCGTATTAAAATGGCTCTTGCCTATAAAGGTATGAGTGAGGCGCAGCTTGCAAGAGAGCTTGACAGCACACCCTCTGCGTTTAATCAACGTATGAAAACAGATAAGTTTACATCTGAAGAGTTGGAGAGGATTGCGACAATCCTCAATGCAGAATACAAAGCCTCTTTTGTTTTCCCGGACGGTACGCAGATCGGATAGCCCCCCCTAATTATTTTTTAGGGGCTTTTGTGTAGCCCTGAAGAAAATTGAAACAAAAAAATCCCCCAAAAGTGCGATTGTAACACTTTCGGGGGATTTTTCTATAAATATACGTATGTATGGACGCTATGGCGTAAAATACTCCATAACTTCTTTAATTTTAGGGTTTATTAGCAAAATAGTGTTACAATGTTACAAAACACGAAAAAGCCTTGATTTTATGCGGTTTTTCGGTTGTAACAAAAGGGGTAACAACAACGTTACATTGTTACCCCTTAGGCGTAACACTTTTGAGCCTGTAACAACTTTTGTTACATTACTTTGTAACGGCTTATTCTGTAGTACCGTCCTCTTTCAATTCAGGCAAACCTGCAACCGAAGTAAGCAAGGACAAAATACCTGCAAGCAAGGATGCAGATACTACAACACGCCAATCTACAGCAGACATAACTGCGGTAGTACCAATAGTTGCAACAGCAGTCTGAGCAACAGTTTTTGCCGCACGAATACCAGCGGCTTTGAGCCAGTTAATAACTTTTGTTTTCATTTGATTATCTCCTTATCAATTATAATTTCTTTGCGTAGTCAAGGCTGATCCAGCCTGCACCACTCTTGAGCTTGCCCCACTTAGTAGCACCTGTGCCGGTAGCTTCATCAACAATGGTGTAAACACCCTTATCTCTGATAACACCGTTAGTGCCGTAGTTCGTACCCGGACCTTTGCGGATATTCAAAGCAGAGGCAGTTACCTTTACGGTATAAGCCTTAAAGGCTTCTACCTTTTCAGCAGGAGCAGTGCTTGTCTTACCTGCATACTTATCATAGTAAGCCTGTCCGTACTTAGCCCTTGTGGCCTTTACACTGTCACCCTGATTTGCAGGCTTTTCATATCCTGTGAGGATAATATCAGAAGCCTGTTTTACAGAGGTTGCGGATTTCAAAACGGACATAACCGTCTTGTAGCCCTGCAACTCTTTCCACAAAAACTCAAGCTGCATACCTAAGTCACCGATAGACTTTTTAACGCTCTGTGCGTATTCAAGCAGAGCCTGCTTACGGGACCAATACGTCCACTGTGCAAGACCATAACCGGCAGAGTCTTTTACAAAGTTTCCGTATGTACCCTTGTCAACAGCCTCAGTATAAGAAGCGTCAGTATAACCGAGCTTCTTTTCATAAGTCTGCTGTAAGTTTTTAGGATTCAATGCGCTCTCTGCGTTCAAGTTACCCATGATACCGGCAACCGCAAAAGCATTTAAGCCCTTACCTGTGAGGAAGTCCCAAATAGTTTTAGCGGTATCGGTTGTCTGAGCCTGCTGAGTAGTTGCAGTCTTATTAGCTACAGTGGTAATAATTGCTGTAAATCCAGCCGCTTTTACCTTCTTGAGCTGAGCGTCAGCGTTTGCTCTCACGCTGTAAGCACCAACCTGAATTTTGTAGTAGCCGTCAGCCTCAACAATGCAAGCGTCAAAGCCTTTAGCCTTAACCTTCTTGAGCTGAGCTTCAGCATTAGCTTTATTCTTATATGCACCTGCCTGTACACGGTACAGAGTGCCTGTTGCAGCAGGCGTTGTAGTTTCAGGCTTTTTCTCAGCAGAGCCGTTGAGCTTATCAAGGTAGCTCTGTACCAAAGCCTTAAACGCTTTCCAGTTCTTATAGGCAGTTGCACTATTAGAGCTGTTAAAGATATAAGCAGGACACCACTTCTTACCGCTGATAGGATTAGTACACTGCTTATCAATATCACTGAAGGACTTACCGGCAGCCTTGTTTACCCAATAGGTGTGAGTTACCATGTTGTCAACAGTTAAGCCGTGTACCCAAAGCAAGTAAGCAGCAAGACGTGCGCCGTTGTCTTTTGCTTTTTCGTCATGCTCCTTGTTGTCATTCATAATGATTTCCATAGAGAGCGAGGTCATGTTACCGCCGTCAGCAGTAGAGCCGTCCCCAGCGTGCCAAGTTACCTCAGCAGAGCCTTTAGGATCGTTCTTACAAGCGCCTGTACCGGCTTTCATATTCTGCCATGCACATACATCATCAACGTAGAAATGTACACGCACACTACCCATATTTTCATTATAGGTAGCACGGCTGTACTGTTCGCCGTCATCATGTACATTGTCAAGATCGTCTGTGTTATGGATAGTAAGAGAGCCGGGCTTACCTGTGTTGTTGGTAAGTTTTCTCTCTTTCTTATACAACGCATTTGCAGAAAAGCCAGCGTTTACGGCTTTTGTTGCACTTTTCCAGCGTGTACCGTCAGGAATGATTTTCTCATTGACTGTAACGCCGTTAGCGTTGTAAGTAGCATTAGGTGTTAAAAGTGCCATAGTATAACCTCCTTATTTTTGTTCGTGAGCCTTTTTGTTAATGTGTTTTTCGATTTTGTCAATAGCCTCTGACACAGGACCGTTACAGCCTTGAGCTGCAAGACCTTTAAGGCAGGCAAGCAAACCGTAAACAACAAGAGTTTGTTCTTCCTGCGATTCAGATTGATCCTTTTCGTGTTTGTCACGCAGTTTCTTGACTTCATCATCAACCTTTTTGTCAATACGCTTGATTTCGGCATCCTGTTCTTTTTGGTGGTTAATCCAAATAAACAGCTTCCAAAAAAGCGTTACAAAGGCAACGATTGCACCAAGCACACTGCCAGCCAAAACTATTGTGTGTGCATCTACATACATTCCTTAACCTCCTTTACTCAGTATTTACAGCTTCCCAGCCCTGAGGATAAGCAGCCGGGGACCATACGTTGTTGTCAATCAAGCTGACATAAACAGTGCCTTCAAACAACACTTTGTCACCCGTCATATAGGCATTAGTGCTGTCAGGCTGTTCCCATTCAGGAATTACATCAGCGTCAGGGATTAGCACCTTTGCAAACAAACTGCTTGCAGCCGTAGGCGTCCAGCTTTCCTGTGAGGTGTGATCCTGCAATACGGAGTAAAGTACCCCCTCAAAGCGTACACGCTGACCTTTTGTATAGGCTTCGCCCTCTTTCCATTGAGGAAAAAGAGAAACAGCCCTTAGGGCTGTTTCGTCAGTAACGCTTTGCATTGAATTTTCGATAATTGCACGGTATTCTCTTGCTTTTTCAATGAGTGTCATTTACTCCACCCCCAAGAGAATTTTTGCAGCCAATAACTCCTCCTCAAGAGCTTTTACCTTTGCAGTGAGTTCTGCACGGGTAAGAATTTCCTCCTCAGGAGTGTCCTCAGGCACATCAGGGTTAGTATCCTCTGTGTCCTCTTCGGTAATACCGGCTATGATTTCTTCGTACACTGTCATATAGGTAAAATCGGCTGTGTACCCGTTATCAAGATTGAGGGAGTCTTTACCTTCAAGCTGATAAATGGTAGAGCCGTCCAAAGACAGAATACCTTGAGCGCTCTGCTCAGAACATCTTTTAATTATGCCGTTTTTCTGCCTGCACACATATACCGGGGTTTCGTGTGCTTCTGCGGTGACAACGGTATCACCCTGCATAACTTTGATATAGACCATAGTAGCCCTCCTTGTAGAATAGTTGCGTAAACAGTTCCCACATATTCTTTATGGTGTGATACGCACTGAATTTTTCAGCATAAGCCTTCCAACTTTGCCAAGTGGTACAAACATCTTCAAATGCAAGTTTACCCTCAAGCCACATTCTGTGTAGCTTTTTCAGCTTGATACGCATACGGGTAATACTGCGTTTGTAGATTCTCTTGATAACCTTACCTGTCTTAGTAAGATTAAAACGGATTTTCAGCCAAGTAAAACCGTGACTTAGCTTTACAATCTGTGTTTTCTTACGGTTGAGAGTAATGCCGAGAATATCACATATTGCCTTAATGTGCTTTACACATTCCTGCAAGTGTGATTTTGATATGTGGATTAAATAGCCGTCATCCATATACCGCCCATAGCCTCTGATACGAAGGACCTCTTTTATATAGTGGTCTAACTTATTTGCTGAAGCAAGAGCAAGCACTTGACTGATTTGACTACCCAGCCCCATACCAACCTCACCAAAGGCATCTACAAAATGCTCTGTGAGGGCAATTAGTTTTGGATCGGTGAGCTGCTTATGCAATATCTGCCGGATTAGTTCGTGTGATACATTATCGAAAAACTTTGAAAAGTCAAACAGTAGGATATAACCGTCCTGCCCGTGTTTTCTGTAATGCTCACGCAGATGTTGAGTTATCCTGCGTACTGCAAAATCATAGCCTTTGTATTTCATAGATGCACCGTTATCATAAATAAAGGTACGCCCAAGTAAAGGTACAAGGCAATTATCACAGAGGCAGCGTTGAACAACACGCTCATTGATTACGGTACTTCGTATGTGCCTGTGTTTACCACGCTCATACAGGTCAAACTCATAAAAGCCGGGAGTTCTAAACTTTCCTGCCATGAGCTGTTTTTGTGTATTGAGAATGTTGAGAGGAGCTGAGGCTATATACCTTTGTACGCTTGCTTTCCAAGCAACACCTCTGCGACAACACTTATAGGCATCATATAAATTTCCGTATGTAAAAACTTTTTCAAATGAGTCTGCCTCTGCATACTCTGATTCTTTAGCAGCTTGCCGTGCCGCTTTGCGGCGTTGGTATCGTGCTTCTTTTCGTTCTTGACTTGTCATTTTTAGATTTCCTCACTTACCCCGTATGCCTGTTGGCAGGTTGCAGTAGGCACATAGCGTTACCGGGCATGAAATACAGAATAACCTGCAATCTGTACCATGCAAGAAGCGTCCGCCCGAACGCATCAGGGTATATATTTACCTTTCGGAAGGTCAAACACTCCTTCTCTCCAACCTGTATAGATTTCGCCGTGTGGTTACTTTGTCGAACAAGAGAGGAGCCGAACGCCACGCCATTACTGTTGTTGGCGTTGTTGTTGTTGCTGTTGCCGTTGTTGTTGACATTGCAGAAGTTCGTGCTGTTGGAAGAGTTCGGAGAACGCAACCACCAGTTAGAGGCTCACGTCAGGACAGCGTAAACAATTACAAAATACAGTGTTTAACCTAAAAACAGAATTACGGTAAGTTTTTATACCGTTCTCTGTCTGATTTCATAACCGCCTTAACAAGACGGATTTCAAAATCAATAATATCTAACCAATTCTGCATAACTCCCATTTCAATACCGAAAAGCTCCTGTGCAACCTCAATTTGAGAAATGAGGCTGTAAAGCTCAGCATTGGCACGGAGAAAACAATCACGGCGCATTTGTGCTTCGTGTTGATTCAGAGGGTAGATACTGTTTGCACGTCTTACATCTTCGTATATACGGGTAGCAGAATTTGCAATAGGCTGAGATACATAAAAGGTGTACCTCTTAGGAAAACTTACACACTTTCTAACGGTGAAAATCTGTAATTTCCTTGCATTTGCAATAAATTCCATTTCAGACGTATTACGTTGACTTTTAATAACGGACATAGCAATTACCTCCTTATCTGCTTCTGTATTGTCCTGCAAATATCAGGCCCCACAAGGGGGCCTGATACCAAGAGCCGGGATTAAATGCAGAAGCCGAACGCCACGCCAAAACTGTTGCCGGCGCCGTTGGTGTAGCTGCTGCCGCCGGTGTAGACATGGCAGAAGTACGTGCCGTAGGAAGAGGTCGGAGAACGCAACCACCAGCTAGAGGCGTCACCTTCACCGTTATATCTTTTCTTGATACGGCTTGCGTTGTCAGTAAAGATACTAAAGGTGATTTCCTCTGCATCTGCATCAACCTCATTGCAATACGGTACAACCGTAGCACTAAAGCCAACCTCAGCTTGAGAGAACAAGAAGAGATTATCTTCAGAGGTAACAATATCAGCAGATGTGTTGCCGGCAGAGGACAGCGTTTCAACCGTCTTAATCATAGCCCTCCACTGCTGAGGCAAAGCAGGGAAAATACTCTCATTAAGGAATTTACGCATTGCCGTTACGTCCCAGCCCCCAACGTTAGTATTGGAGGTGTTCATTTGACGGGTAGCGTTCATAACACCCTTCATGCCGAAAACAACATTTGCAAAATCACCGCTGCCGTCTGCCAGCCTGTAGTGATTAAAGCCATAAACCTGTAAGACGATTTCGGTATCAACGAAAACATCAGTAATAGGTACAATCTTGATTTCGTCACCTACAGAGAAATATTCCTTACTCTTGCCGGAGGCAATAATACCGTAAAACTCTGCAAGAGTATAACCGCTGTTGTCCTCAGGATTATCTGAGTACAAATAGTCATAACCACTTGCAACAGTGTCAGGCAGTGTAGGAGATACAAACAGTGCGTACACGTCCATATCAGAGGTAACACTGTTAGTAGGCTTATCCCAGCCCATCCAAATAGCACCTGTAGAGGAAATAAGCTCCTCACCTCTGTAGGCAGTACCTGCGTATGCCTCAACAACATCTGTCTGCAACAGTGACGATCCACTATAGAAACGGACGGTATAAGTGCGGACAGCCTCAGAGAATACCGCTGTAACGGTTAAGTCACCGAGAATGTAGTTGAAAGCAACGTCCCAGCCAATAAAGGTAAACACCTTATCAACCGTAGGAGCTTTAATAGGTGTACCAATCAAGCCTGCTGATACAGGATTGACTGCTGAGCCGTACTGTCTAACGGTCTGAGTATTCAGTACAGTGCCGTCATCCAACTGGAATGTTACTGTGTAGCTTTCAACCATTGTACCGTAGGTCAAAGACAGCTTGAGGAACGTTGACATAAGTGTGTCAAGCTCCTCCTGAGAAACGGTTGCAATGTGACAGTTACCTTCTAATACGAATTTAGCCACATTAGGCTCACCGTTTTCATCCAAGCCTGCAAGTCCTGCAAGTCTTACAACGGTATCTGCTGTGTCAGTGGACCATTCCACGTCAGGCAGACGGCCTCTGTTAAGTCTTGTAGCCGCTTTTACGGCAGCAAGGGTATCAATTACCGGGCTTTCCTCTACCCAAATTTTAAGCAGATTTGAGCCGTCCATTGTGAATTTAGTAAGTGCGGACAAACGCCTTGCTACTAAACTTGATACCGCACAAAGCTCTGCCACTTCAACAGGAGCGCCCAAAGCAAAGGTTACACCCGTTACACCTGAGCCTGTAAGATACAGAGTAACAAGAGATGTAAGCAAGCTAAGGTCCAAATCGTGAGCAAGAGCAGGTGTGCCTCTAAGGTCGATATACTCAAGCAGCTCATTGTTACCAAAGCTGATAGAGGTAAGGTTGTGGTTAGCATAGCCGTCTGCATCTGAGCCTGCGATAAACTTACGCAGACGAGAGGCAGGGGCAAGGTCGATATACTGACAATACAAACCTGCTACGGAGGTAATCTCCACAATGTTAGAGGCAAGGTACAGATAGATTTCTGTATCACTCAAAGCCTCAGCAACAGGACAGATAACCGGGTAAGAGATACCACGTTTAGCCCTGATACGCACACTTTGAGAGCCGTATTTAACGATAATGTACATATCGGCATACGGTGTGATAGCAAAATCACCTGTAGGCTCAACGCCAGCCCATGTAGTAGGAGTGTTACCACGGAAAGTAATTGCGTCAGATGTTGCAACCGAGCCGTAGTATTTTGTACTCATGTATCTTTCCTGATAGGTTTCAAACTGAGTACGCTGATCGTACTTAGGTCCGTGCATCATATCAATGTAAGCCGTATTTCCGTTAGCAATATAAGGAGTAAAGTATTTACCCCACATATCCTCAATAACGAGGGCTTCAGGACGGCAAGCCTGATAATCTGCAAACTTTTTAAGAATACGCTCAGCGTTCCATGCACCGGCTGCCTCACGATTCTTAAACATAGCCTCAAGGTCATCAGCCATATAATCACGGATATTGCACCAAAGCACGGAGTCAGAGGCATTAAACGCCATTTTCGTACCTACGGTGTCAGTGTCCTCAATACCGTAGGTGAAAGTAAGACCACCTTCGTTATCGTTACCTTCGCCGGTATCGTTATCGTAGTCCTTTGTAACGTTCCAACGGTAAGCCTGCACATCAGGATCATACTCATAGGAGAAGAACACGTTTTTAGCACGGTTGTCAATCATACAATGACGCTCTGTAAAGAGGTAGTGATACAGCATAGAATCCTTGCTGAAGTAGTTTTCAAACTCCTCAACAAACTTAGCTGCACGGTATTCAGCCGTGTCATTTGTGTAGGTTGTGCCGTTAATCGTTACTGCACCGCCCGTAAGAGCGTTACCTGTTGCAGCGGTTGTGTCAGTAGATACTACCCAAGAAAGCATTTCCTGAAAAGCCGCCTTCATGCTGTCGGTAGGATTTTTAGGGAATCTAAACTCAAAGTTTACATCACCGGACCAATCCTCACCTGATAAGTCATCAGATTTGAAACGGCACTGATCCGCAATGTTATTGAGAAATTCAACACAGCACTGCTCAGGATAGGTTGCGTTGTCCTGTCCGAACACAGCAAAATTCTTTTTACTGTTATTCATATCACCGCAACCGTACAGGATAGTTTCATTAGGCTGTACCGTTCTTGCACCTACGGAGATTGTTGCACCGCTTGTATTCGTAAAGAATACTGCACAGGCGTGTCCCTCAACGGTATCTCTTACCTTTGCATTGGCACGTCTTGCAGCCGTTAGGAACGGCTGATAGGTGTTATAATCGTCTGCAAGGCACACATTGTTAGCGTTCTCAGAGGAAGCAACATTGAGCTTGATATTGAAATACTTAACCGGGATGCTATTTGCGGTCATAGCATACTCAGTAATAACTGTTCCGTCCTCAAGCGTCCACACAGCCTCAGAGAAGTCAAGGTCAACGTTGTAAGCTGCCTCACCATAAGCCGCAGAGGAAGTACCCTGTACTTTCATCAGAACGCCCGTAGCGGTAAAGTTATGCTCTGCACCGCCGTTTACATAAACAAGCTGTACAGTACAAGAAACAACGTCCTCTTTACCCGTAGTCATACGGTCAGCGCTGATTTTCAAAATACGCAGGTTAGGATTTGCAGAGGCAAGGTTGTTGATGTTGATAGTGCCGTTATCGTTGTAAATAGCATTACGCAAATAACGGTTTACCATTTCCTCAGCGTTGCCGCAGTCAGCAATAAAGTTGTCAAGGATTTCATATCGAGTAAGGCTATTGCCGTACATCTTTATGCGATAAATCCACACGTCACAATCCTCAGAGCCGATTTTAAGCAACACAGGATTTGCCTGCGCCCAGTTATCACTTGCGGTATAGTTAAAGCCTCTTGACGGCTGCCCTCTCAGCCATACAGTAGCTAAGCGGTTTTCGTTGGAGGCTTCAATGTTAATATCCATTTCAATCTGTCTTTCCTCACAGTAAGGAATTTTTGCAGATTTAAGCTCAGAGCTGAGGATAGCCTGCTGAGCCTGAAGGACAAGACCGATATTGCCGGACACACAATTCATAATTTCAGCGTCATAGTTTCTTACGTTGGTAGCCTTGAAAACTACCTTGATAGCTTTACCTGTAGAGGTAGCGTTATCATTGAACAAACTACGGTCAGCCTGAATGTATGTACCACGCTTGATAACAAAGGCTGTTACGCCCTCACTGTCGAGCTGAAAACCGCCGTTAATCCAGTCAAAGTTATCAGAGAAAGTAAAGGGGTGATTTACACCCTCACCGTCTGTATAACCAAACTCAGCACGGTCAGTTTCACTGTTACTGTGTCCCGTAGGATCAATATCAAGCACTAAGCCCTCAGTAACAGGGTTAATGTCATAACCGAGGGATTCAACATTTACAGTGATTTCCTTATAGTTGGTTTCACTGTAACGGATAGAGAGCTTAGGCGGCTGTGTCTTTGTAGCACGGTACGCCCACTGTTGGATATTTCGGTCAACTGTCAATTCAGACAGAGTTTCATACCCCTCCAAGAGAGATACATTACAAGTCTGATTTAACGGATCGTACACCATATATTCAATCAAGCCGGTAGAAAACTGCGGAATATCCACAGTGTCATTGTAAACAGCAATAACAGGCTCATAGTTGCCTGTTTCCGTCCAAATACCAACGTGACGAAGGGGTGTAGTTTCAATGATTTCACCATTAGCTGTAGTTTCCAGCCAAGCTAAAATCACATGAGAGCCGTGACTTTGAGGGTTGATAGTAGCGGAGATAGTTCTGCCGGTTGTATCAACATCTTTTGTAAAGACCTCCTCACCGTCACAGGTAATGTGGATAGTCTTAGTACCGTCACCTGTAGGAACAAGTCTTACAGTTAAGAGTGACGAGCCGTGAGTAGCCAATTTACCAAGATTCCAAGTTAAACCGTAGGTTGATACGGTTACGGTCCATGTAAAGGACTTACTGTTGCCGTAAGCATCCTCAATAGTCAGCTTTACGGTGTTTGCAGAAGCAGGTGTCAGGTACTTAGTAATATCAAAGGTATTATCACCCTGAGCCACATTCTGTGTAGCAACCTTTGTACCGTTCACTCTCCAAATTGCAGTACCGTCACCGATTGCAGAGCCGTCCTCTGTATCAGTAGCAGTCCAAGCGTAAGCCATAATGACAGAAACACCGTCCATTACACTAAAGGCACGGGATTCCATACCATTAGTAATACGGATAGTAGAGCCTGCACCGCCACCACCGCCTGAGCCGTCACCTGAGAACGGACCTAAGGGACCTGCAACAACTTCATCATTAGAAGTTAAATATAAATAGCCCTCCTCAACATAGGCGTCATCAACCTTGCCTTCAAGGACGGCTTTCATATCGTTAAAGTCCTTTGCAAATTCATTTACAGAAGCAACCGCCTCTGTAGCGTCAATCAATGCCTGCTCAGCCTCAGCAGCAGAGGCGGCTGAAGCATTGGCGGCATCTGCCGCCGTACCGGCATTGATAGCAGCCTGTGAGGCTGCCGTCTTTGCTTCCTGAGATTGTTTTTCGGCTGATTTTGCCTTATTAAGAGCCTCAGCGGATTGTGTGGAAGCTGTTTCCGCTGATTCTTGAGCAGCTTTAGCTGCCGCCTCTGCACGATCTGCGTCACCCTTTACCGCCTCTTTGAGTGTCTTAACCTTCATATTGTAGGTTTCGTCCTCAGAAGCAACTAAGAGTAAATCATCATCCTGTGCGTCAGGCAATGTGGCAAAATCAGTAATTCGTTTATCGGCCATATTAGCCCTCCTTTATTCTGTAGGATCTGTGCTATTTTCACCTTCAGTAGTGCCGCCTTCATCAGAGCCGCCCTCCTCAGTACCGCTTGAAGCGTTTTCAAGAGCAGAAAGTCTTTTGAAAATATCAATAAGAGAATTTTCAATATCAGTTACTTTCTGTTGTAGAGCTGCTATCTGAGTAGTGTGTTCACCTACTGTGGTTTCAAGAGCCGTAATTTTCTCAGCGTTGGCCTTGAGGACTGTAATATCAGTAGTGTGTCCTGATACCGTTTCCTGCAAGGTTTTTATGTTCCCAGCATTGGTGTCAGCCTTGCCGTCAACACCGCTGATTTGAGTAGTGTGTTCAGATATTGTCTTGTTGATAGCATCAATAGATGTTGTATGTTCTCCTACTGTGGTTTCAACATCAGCAACACGCTTAGTAAGTGCTTCGGGCGAGGAGTCCTCAATAGATTTGATACGCTTGCTAAGGGCTTCCTCAGCCTCTGTAGCACGTTTTTCCTCCGCACCTATGCTTTCATTCAAAGCCTTTTCAACACCTGTTGCACGGTCAATTTCAGCCTGTAGAGCTGCATCGTCAACCTTGCCGGATAATTCCTTAGAGGCTGCTTCGATTGCACCGTTAAGCTGTTCAGTGCTTTGTTTTAGGCTTTTGACTTCACCGAGGTACGGATATTCCTCACTTAAAGACTCACTGTTAGGGGCGCTTATATCCGAACGGAAGTTAAGGTCAAAATCCAATTTAGAGGTAAACAATACGCTGTGTACCATATCACCGATTTTAACCTGATCTCCAAGCTCTGTAGCAGGATCGTACAGAGCTTTTGTAGCAGTGTAAGGGAAATACACTAAACCGTTAAAAGCGTTGTACAAAGCGTCACAGATGCCCTGTGTCGCATACGGATTGCTTTCAATAGTGAGCATCATTCCTGAATCGTCACCGGCTGTGTAGCTTTTGCCACTATCACTGTTGAGCATTACCCCTGTAACAGTGATTTTGTTACCTGTGGTAATCTCACCACACACAACCGGGATATTGATAATGCCGTCAACCGCATCTGCACTACCGTCAGCACCCCATACAAGATAGTGGCCTTCAGGCGTTACAATAGCGTTGCCGTATTCATCCTTGATGTAGTGAGTAACAGGAATAACCGACTCAGGTGTTTCACCGCTTGCCTCAGGTAAAACTCTGTTGAATATCTTTTGTTCGTCATAAATCAAAAGGTGTCCGTCATTTGTTTTTACCTTTTCGTAATCGTGACTGATAACGTGGAAAGTTTCGTCAGGAGCAGATACCAAAGGCACAAGCCTCAAAAGGTTTTCCTCCGTAATAATCCAGTTACCGCCATGACAAGCGCCAATATCACCTAACACTTGCTGCATTGTTTTACCTGACGGATAAGGTACAATATAATCAGAGCCGGTGTTAATCTTTGTGCGTGGATCAACACCGACTCCGATACGGTACGCTATTTCCTCAACAACAGCCTTCATGGACTTAGGCCAATTTGCAGAGGTATCTGTTTCGTCAAGGTAGTTTTGGTTAGTCTTGAGCATAGCGTCATAGCAATCAAGTACAACAAGCCCAGCAAAACTGGTATCACGCTGATTGATATAAAATGTGCCAAACTCAAGCCATTCACTGTAGATTTTGCCGTCTGTCAAACGTCCCATAATAACAACAGGACTTGCAGACTTAATTTCATCATTAGTCAGGACTGAAAGTGAGAGTGTTCCTGTTGAGCAAGTTCCCACTTTCAGTGGCTCTGTCATAAGATTTCTTTCAATTTTTGGTGCGGATATTTCGATATAATCCTTTTCACCAATTCGGGCTTTTGCCTCCATACGAAAGCGCCCACGTGCTGCTAATTTTACCCACCTGTCTGTCCTATGCCTCATACGCCGTCACCTCTCTGTTATATTAAAGGTACAGCCCTCATAATATGTAAGATTTTGTGAACGGTCATAACGCTGTACACCGTAGGTCAGTGTGGAGGTGTAGTATGTTTTGGTAATATGCCTGTTCGTTTTAGGATCAAGCATTGTAATCTCAACATACTCAGGGTTAATATCAGCAGCTATAGACTTGACGATAAGCTCAGGGAGGCGGTTAAACTTAACCGTCCATTTATCCTTTTGAGCAATTCTTGCACGATACATAAGACCGTCAAGGAGGTTACGTCCACTACCGTCAGCGTCAAGGTCATTTCTAACCGGGGCTAATCCGTCCTCAGCAAGAAAAGCCGTATAGTCATGTTCGCCTATCTTAAAAATCGGTTTCATCCGTAATCCTCCTCTCTTAAATCAATATAGGTGACTTACCCATTGCACGGGTACGTCTGTTGATTTCCTTAATCGTGCTTGTTGCTATGCTGTTTGCGTCAAGGTTGACAACAGTACCGCTGTTAGCCTCAATAGCTGCTACAATGGCCGTAGTTGCGTTTGTAACAGCCTGAATAACAACAGAGCCTAATTCCTCATTAGAGGCCTCAATAGCTCCTGTGACGTTGTTACCGCCTGCTGTGGAGGCAGATACGCTGTAAGGTACGATTGTACCCGTTGCCATAGCAGGTACAGTGAATGTAACACCGTCTGCAATAGCCTGTAAGCGTTCAAGTAAGGTACTAAAGCTGTTTGCAACTTTGTCAGAGAAGCCGGTCAATGCACCGTCCACCTCTGCCGTAGAAACAACACCGCCTATGTTGTACTCACCTGCATTAGCCTCTGCTGCGATAGCGTCAGCAAGTCCTGTCACCGTCTTAACAACAGAGCCTTCAGAAGCCTCAATACCCTCACCAATACCGTAGCCGATATTCAAACCGACAATATCACGGAAAAGCCTTGACGGAGAGTGAATACCCAAAGCAGATTTTGCCTTGTCAAGCAAGCTGCTTGCAACATTACCTACTTTAGTTTTCAGCCAAGACCAGCCGGAGTCAATACCTGAGGAAATACCGTTACAAATATCACTACCAACGCCGGACCAGCCTTTGTTTTTAATGGTACTCTTAATGCTATCCCATTTAGAGGAGGCTGTGGACTTAATGCTATCCCATTTAGAGGACAGGGTAGATTTAACCGTGTCCCAAGTGGAGGAAGCATTGTTTTTGATTTCCGTCCATTTCGTAGAAATGGTAGATTTCAAATTAGCCCACTTTGTAGAAGCAGTGGATTTGATACTGTCCCACTTTCCTGATAAGGTTGTTTTGATAGACTCCCATTTAGAGGAGGCTGTTGTCTTAATATTGTCCCAAGCTGTAGAAATGGTAGATTTAAGGTTAGTCCACTTTGTAGAGGCGGTAGTTTTGATACCCTCCCACGCAGTAGAAAGAGAAGCCTTAATATTCGTCCATTTCGTTGTAGCTGTGGTTTTCACACTATCCCACGCAGTAGAAATAGTGGATTTAAGGTTGTTCCACTTAGTAGAAGCCGTTGTCTTGATATTCTCCCAAGTTGTAGAAAGGGAGGATTTAATGGTGTTCCACTTAGTAGAGGTTGCTGTTTTGATGTTTTCCCAGCCTGTAGAAACGGTAGTTTTTAAGCTGTTCCACGTATTAGAAGCGGTGGTTTTGATGTTCGTCCAAGCGGTAGAAAGTGAAGTCTTAATGTTCGTCCAAGCAGTAGTTGCACCCGTTTTTATATTCTCCCAAGCATTAGAGATAAGATTTTTCAATCCGTCAAAAGCGCCTGTAAAGAAGTTTGTGATACCACTCCACATATTTTTAATACCGTTTAACAGACCTTCGATAATAAATCCACCGATTTCTGCAAAAACGGTTGACGGAGAGTGAATACCAAGTGCATCCTTAAAGCCTTGAACAAAACCGCCGACAAAATCAGTTATGGCTTGCCATACTGTCTGTAAGCCCTCCCAAATTCCGTCAACAATGGATTTGCCTATGTCAACGAGCCAATTCCAACCCGTCTGTATAGCGTTCCAAAGCATTTCAGGAAGTCCTTTTACAAAATCGACTACCGCATTAAAAGCCTGAGGCAGTGTTTCTGTAAAAAACTTAGGCAGGGTAACAGTAAAGAACGTCATAAACGCAGAGCTTATGCTGTCCCACAGTTCACCAAGCCAAGTAGGGATTGTTACAGTGACAAAATGAATAGCATTTTTGAGTGCGTTACCAAACCATGTGCCGATCCTATTACCAAGTCCAGCCCAATCGTAGTCTTTAATCGGTTGCCACATATTTGAAAACCACGTAGAGATTTTTCCGGGTAGAGAGCCGAAAAATTCTCCCAACGCAGAGGGGATATTTTGTAGCCAACCTACAAAACTATTCCAAATGCCGGGAACAGTAACCGTAAAGAAATTACTCAAAAACTCAGTAATAACGTCCCACTTTTGAACAATCAGTATTATTCCGTCAGTAACTAAGCCAACTGCTAAACCGATAAGAGCGCCAACACCTGCACCGATAGGGCCACCACACATACCGATTATTGCACCGATACCTGCACCGGCTGCTGTAGCACCAGCACCTGTAAGCGCCGCATTTAGCCAGTCAATCTCATTCACACAGGCGTCATAGATACCTACGAACATAGCCGGTAAACCGAGAATGATACCACCGATACTTGCGCCGAAAGAAGCCCCTACAGCACCTGCTGTACCAGCGCCTATGTTTGCGGCGGCGGTACTTATAGCACTTGCAACTGCACTGCCTTCAAAAGCGGTAGTGATCCATGTAGCTATGCTGCTTCCTAACAGAGCCGTGCCACCTGTACCGAGTAAACCGCCTCCGATAATTTCAGCAAAGTTAAAACCGTTAAGCCCAACCTGTATTGCATCAGCAATACCTTTTGCTTCTATGGTGATGCCGGTTATTGCAAGAGCAACGCCGACAGACACAGTAGCAGGAATGTTGACAAGGTTGTTTATTGCGGATAACAGCTTGTTAGAGATTTTCCAAGCGGCAAGACCTAAGCCGATTGTTTCTACTAACATTAAAATGTTTCGTAAATCTTCCGGCAGAGCAGACAAAAAGCCTTTTCTAAAGTCAAATGCAGCCTTTAAGATTTTACCAACGGCTGCGCCTATTCCGCTTAGATCCACATTCTCAAACAAAGCACCTACTTTTTCACCGATAAGCGCACCTATTGCCTCCCAATCCCCGTTAAGAAAAGCCTCTTTGAGCTTGCCTGCAAAATCAAGGATTTCTGAATCAATAGGGACCTCCTCAAACATTTCAGAGGGAGAAACAGTACCACCTGCACCGCCACCTGCTGAAGATGTATCACTTAAAACATTAAGCTCATCAAAGCCTGCAAGTTGCTTTTTAGCTTTTTCAGCAGCAGCTCCTGTAGAGCCAAGAGAAGCAGCAAAGTCCTCCTGTACTGCTGTTGCTTTTGTGAAAGTCTTAGCCCCGGTAAGGGCTGCAACGAATTTACCAACATAAGTAATAGCAGTTGCAAGATAATTTATTAGCGTTTGAAGAACAGGTGTTACTGCCGTCAAAATAGGTGCAAATGCGGTTGCAAAACTGTTTTTGAGTTGAGTAAGGCTTGATTTCAAAGCTGATAAGTCAGCATTTGTTTGTTTAGAATACTGCGACAGATTTTTGAATCCCTCACCAATCGAGCTTATGATACCCATAAAAGCACGCATAACAAGCATTTGCTTGAGCATCATAATCATCATTCTTACTCTGCCTCCAAAGGAGTTCATAGAGAAAGAAGCTCTGTTGGATTGCTTTGTAAATTGACGCAGTTTACTGGTACTCTTTTTAAGTGTTGCACCGAGTTTAGAAAAACTACTGTTTCCCTTTTTACCGCTTTTGTCGAGAGTATTACCTGTACTGGATGCTTCGGCTCTCATTTGAGCAAGTTTATTTTTGGCAGAAGCAAGAGCTGCCTCCAACTCTTTGTATTGGAGCGTACTTGCACCTGATTGAAAAGCTGTGCCGTTTGCTCTCATTCCTGCCTGCTCAGCTTTATACTCAGATATTTTCCTTTTTGCGAGGTCAATATCATACTGTAAGGACTGCCAAGCACGGGAGTTTTTTCTAACTCCCGTATCTTCCATTTTTATTTGTTTTTCAATGAGTTTGTTAAGCTCATTTTCTGCCTTTTGGATTTCAGTAGTCAACCACTGATAATCATCTGTAGGCACTCGTGTTTGTCCGAGGCTTCGCATTTTAGCCTCAATTTCTGAGATAGTTCTTTCCAATGCCGAAGCCTTTGCATCAAATGCTGAAATAGCACTTGAGTTGCCGGACAGGGCTTTTTGAAAGGTAGGGCCAAGTGATTGAATTTTGGTATTCAGTGATTTTATGGCCCTTTGTAATTCAGAGCTGCCAGCCTTAAAACCTTGAGCGTCTATCTCAGTATCAACGATAATAGAGCCGTCAGCGTGTTCTGCCATAATATCACCTTCCTTTATCAGCCGAGCAT